CAAATTTTGTTAAATCATCAAAACCAAAGCCCATTTCCACTAATATAGCAATTAATATTACCAAGGCTATTAGTATAGGATGTGCTGATATTATTGTAAATGCTTGACATAATAACCCTACTGCTCTAGTAACTCCTGATATTTTTAATATAACGTTGACTAAAGTAACTACTCCTAATACTTTCATAACATTTTTAAATTTATCGAATATCCATTGATTTTCTCTTATTTTTTTAAATAATTTTTCAAATTTCTCTTGTAACTCTTTAACTTTATCACTTGTATTTTCAAAATCGCCTTCATAGTTACCAGCGTTAAATCCTAATTGTAACGCATTTTCTAGATCACTAGAACCTGTTTTACTTAAAGTGAGCATCTCATCAAAACTTGCTAATCCTTTTTGTTCTTTTGCTAATGAACCAACACTATTAGATAATTCGTCAACTTCCTCAGTAACTGCTCCAATACTTTTTGATTGTACTTTACCAAATATTGCTTCACTTGCTTGTTTAAAAGCATACGAAACAATTAATATTTGTTGTGCTAAAGCATTTAATCTTTTAAGTAACGATGCTATTACTGTTTGAATGCCTCTACCTAAATTTATTTTAATTTGTTCAATTACAAAATTTAATCTCCTAAATGCATTTGCAGGAGATTCTATTGTATCTGCTAAGTCACCTTGCGTATTAACAGTGGCTTCCATAATCATATTATATCTTGCTAATTTCTTTTGTGTTGATGTTAATTCTGCTCCCATTTTTGCAATTCCATGAGAATAGGCATATTGTTTAACATTTGATATTTCTAAAAATATATTATACTTACGAAGTGGTTTGATCATTCCTACTAATCCACTTTTAAAATCAGCTAATATCTTTTCAAAATCAACATTATATAATGAACCTACATCTAATCCACGTTGAATCAATGCCTTAGTCATACCTAACGCTTCTTCTTGATTAGCACTCATAGTTCTTGTTAATATTTGTAATCTTGATATTTGTTCTCTAAATGATAGTTCACTTAATCCTGAAACAGCTTGTAATTCCATTCCAAATTCATGAACTGATTTACTCATACTACCGAATGTTTTAACAAATAAGTTTTCTACTTCAACCGAATCTGAGCCTAGTTTCAGTATATCTTTACCCAATGCGGCTAACTTATATACGGAAAATAATTTAGCAGCTAAACCAATTACTCCATTTGTTAATGATGCGAATCCTTTTTTAAGACCTGCGAAATTATTTTTCAATTTAGATACAGTAGAATTAATACCAATCATTGCAGTTTTAAATGGTTTTGTAAATTTATTCACAAGTGTCATTTTAATAACCATTTCTTTCATAGAATCACCCACTCTTTATTTTTTATTTTTGTTTGCTAAATTAATCATTGTTCTCTTTACTTTAGCATCTTCATTTGCGTTTTCTTTATCCATTAAATTAGGGAAATATGTATCAAATGGTTTCAATTTACCACCAAACGCTTGTCCTACCATACCTGCAGTACGATACGCAATATTTGCATCTAATCTTAATCTGTTTAATTCTTCATCATGATAAAATTTAACTAATCTATCCATCTCTAATATTGTCATAGACCAAAAATCATCTACTCTAATACCTTTTGATATTAAAAATGGATAATATTCAGTCTCTAACAATTCTGTATAATACTCGTATTTCTTTGAGCTCATATTTTAATTAACTACTTTTTTTCTTTTATAACAGTTTGAGATGATAAACCTGCAGTTTTTAATATATTTTCTAATAATGTAGTGAATTCAATAATTGTATAATTTTCAAATTCAACTAAATCATCATACATATCATAAACTAATTCTATCTTCATATCTTTATGAGCATCCAATAAAGAAGCATGTATTATTTTAACAACTACTTCAATGATATTTCCTTGTTCTTCTATACCACCTAGTAATTTTAATAAACCTTTACCTTCCCTTCTTTCTAATGCACAAACTTGCATAGCAGTTAATCTCATTTTGTATTCTTTGTCTTTAATTTTTAATATTTCTACCATATATAAAACCTCCTCATTCTTTTAATTTAATTTTGAATTATGCACTTGGATCTGCAACTACTATATCGCTAGATAAAGCAATTTTAACAGTAAATGTAATTCTGTCATTAACTCCAATTTCATCAATAGTAACACTTGGTACACCACTGAATGTAAATGTTGTTGTATCAGGCAATGTTAAAACATAATCTAATGCAGTTACTGCATCTTGAGCTGTTCTAAATGCACGATATGGAGTATCAGCACTTGAATTATCATATATAAATTGCATAGATAAATCTCCAGCGTCTTTCAACCCGTTGATATATTGTTTGCTTGTATCTGATAAGTCAGTAGTTTCAATTTGATCTGTTTCTCCTTGTAATTGTGGAACTTGAATTAAACCAGTAGATAATACTGGGCTAACATCTCCAACTCTTTCAAATGTTAATGTTGTATCTTTACTTAATAATGCCATTATAATTTCCTCCTTTATTTGATATTATAACTAATACCGTTTTCGTCTATTTCTATTGTATATACACAAGTCATAGTATATTTCTTACTATCTTGATCATATCCATCAGAAAGTCCGCTTTCCATAAATCCAACAGGTAATAATATACCATCTATTGAATCTAGAATAGTAGAACATTCTACTGAATTACGACCATATACTTGTATCATAACAATCCATTTTTTAAACTTGTCTTGATGATCTGAATGTAATGTCACACTCGTATCTACTACGGAATATGCCACCAACGGAGCAATAGATTTAATATTACTTAATGAACCTTGGACTGATATGCCGTCGGTTATTAATACTTTTAATAAATCATATATATCTGTTTTGAATTGTGTTTTATTCATCTAATCACCTTCTCCATTGTTTTGCTTATATTATTACTAAATGCTTTTTCTAAATATACAAATGTAGGATACATGAATGGTTGAGCTCCAAATCCATTAATACTAGAATTATAAGAGATTCCTTCAACTGGATTTTTTAAATTTGATTTAGCACGAGGGTGTATCGCATTTGAGTTACCTTGTAAACCTGTACCAAATTCTTGATAAATATTATATGCCACACCCGCTATTGGTTGTGATATAACATATCCAATATATAAATCATCTTTGTTTTCTGTTCTAGATATAATTGAACTTTTCAATGCTCCAGTATCAACTGGTGCTAAAGATTTAGCCATGCTTTTTCCTGTTTTAGAAAGTTCGTCGATTTGTTTATCAACTCTTATTATCGTTTGTTTAGATACTTTATTTAAGTATTTTATAACTTTTTTAGAGTCTAAACTAATCTCTAACATTGTATTCTACCATGCTTTTAACCACTAATATTTGATGATTAATATATTTAAACGGTGTGTTAACCATATACCAAATTGGATCGTTATCCGTATCGTCATCTGGTAAATATATTCCATCTCCTTGAGCAATATCTAAACTTGATTGAATATTTATTGGAGAGAATATATAATAATCTCCTTTTGTTGTTAAACCTGCATCATTTATATCAAAAGCAATTGTTTGTGGGTGGACAGTTCCTAATAACGTGTTTAATGTAGTGCTATATGATTTGGATTTATATCCATGTGCATCAGTAGAATCTACTGATTTACGATAAGATATTGTTTTTAAATCTCTAGTTCTCATTATACACTCTCGCTACTATCTCTAATTCCACTCAATATAGGCACACGATAATTATTTAATGCAGATAATGCAGAAGCTTTATCAAATGTGTAAACTGTGCTTCCTTCTGCATAATAATTAGAACCTTCGATTCCTAATTTATTATACGCAACTACTACTAATTTTCTTGTTACATTGTCTAATGTATCATCATCTATATTATCAGTGTTGTAATTAGTATATGTTTCAATATCAGTTAATGCATCTTCTAGCAACATACCTAACAAAGTATCTTTGCCCGTATCAATTAATCCCAATTGTAATTTTATTTTTTCTAAATTTGTCATTAGTAATCACCACCATTAGTTTTTTAACAATTTGCGCAAATCGTTAATTGTTTCATCGCCTGTCAAGTTAACTCCCGCTCTTATTGCATAGTCGATAAGTTCTACTTTTTTCATACGATAAACATCAATTTTTATTGTTTCTTTTTCTGCTACGTGTTCTTCAATTATAGGTTCTTCAATTATAAGATTATTAGTAATATCATCTTCAATTAGTGTTGGTTTAGGGATAATATCAATTTTGATATCTTCCACTTCTGCAACATGATCATCTACTACTACAAAACCCATAGATAAAAATCTTTTTAATTGTTCATTAGGTATCATATAAGAAACATTTTTTCTTTTTACTTTAACCATATATAAAAACCTCCTCCATTAGTAATAATGGGCGACATTTGCCACCCACTATCTTTATGTTATACTGATGCGTCTATTGATGTTGCGATTGAATCAACAGTGTTGTTTAATCCATTGTTGAATACAAAAGTATCCATCCATTTTTCCATTTGTGTTAAATAAGATGCGCCATGAGTATGTTGTCCTGGTGCAAATGTGTGTAACCAGTTGAACGCAATAACTGTTTTAGTTGTTAATGGGCTAGCAATTAAGAAATTGATAGTATCTCCATCAGCTACGTATCCATCTGAGAAATCAAATGAATCGTTGAAACGATCTTCGTCTGTTACTTCTATAATTGGTAATGAGTTATATCTTGCGATACGTGTACTTATTGTGTGTCCTTCAGTTAATGTTGCTACGTTGATGTTTCTATCGAAATAGTCACTACGTGCTAATAAATTCATAACTGTTGTACTACAATAACATACTACTTCACCTTTACTAATTAATGCTCTAATTTTACCTTTATTCATTAATACGTCTAGTTTTTCTATAACGTTTGTCTTAGTGAATGTTGATACTAATTCAGGTGTTCTTAATGAAGCTGTATCAGCTGCATCCGCAACTGCGCTAAAGAAATAAGCATCTGTTTCAGGAATATCTTGAGTTGTCATAAATGTTTCTAACATATTGTTAACATCGTATGTTCCACCAGAATATTCGATATCTCTTAAGAATTGATTATGCTCGAATTCTCTGAAGAATGATAATGTGAAAGTTTGTTCAGCCATATTAACATCGACATTTGCATATGTTTTTCTTGTACCACTTGTGTATGTTGATGGTTGATAACCACCTACTGTCATTTGTTTGAATTTGAATGTTTTACCATCTACGAAATTTAGACTTTCTGCAGGTGTTATGAATAAACTTGAATAAGCTCCTTCTAACACAATTGGTAATAGTTCGTTTAATTGAATAGTATTTTCTACTACTACTGTTGCCATGTAATTTCCTCCTTTTGTTTATATAATTTTAGACTACTCCTATTCTTCCAGCAGTTGTTGTTTTTCTTGCTGTTTTTTTAATTAGAGTATCTGATTTGCCTGGTAAATCAACGTTTGAATTTTTAAGTTTGTCAGTAACTTGTTTACTAACTGACTCATTAATCTTAGTTTCCATACCTTCGATAACATTATCAACACTATCTAAATCTTTAGCAAGTACGTTAATTAGTTCTTCAGTATAAGGTAGATTATGAGTTGCGAATTTAGTTTTAATCAAATCTAAGCTCGTTTGTATATCTATTTTATCATTTAATGATTTAACTTTGTTTCTTAAAACTGTTAATTCTTCTGCCTCTTGTTCTTCCTTACTTAATTTTTCTTTACGTAATGCTTCTTTAATAGCATCTGCTTTATCTACTTCATGTTTAAGTTTCTCTTTTTTTAATCTATCTTGTATCGCTGTGTTTGTTAACTCAGTAGCACGTTCTTTGACTAAAAGTTCAAGATCCTCCTTAGTATAAGTTTCAGTGTTATCTCCTGGTTCTTTAACAATTGGATTGTTCTCTAAATCCTTTGCTTTGTCCTCAGGTTCGTTACCAATAGGTAACTTTTGTTTTTCTTCCATATTAACCCTCCTATCCGTTTAACGCCCGTCGGCTATTTAGTTAATGGAATTATGATACTTCTACACCATGGGTGTAACGGTGGTATATTCTCACCTATTATCGCATCTGATACATTTATGATTGCACCATCTCTTTCAATACATATATCACTTGTTCTGTTATCCAGAGTTGATACTTGTTGTACTCGAGAGATACCACTTGCATTAAAGTATTTAAGGTACGTAGATGAAACTACTCCTGTTAATTCTGTTCTCAATAATCTAAGTGAAGAAGAATAACCAACTCCCGTAACATCGCTAAGGTTGTTTGCCATTTCCGATAAACTAAGATCATTAAGAAACCCATAGTTGAAAGTTTCATATAATTTATCACTCAATACCATATTATCTTTCCATAATCTAGTACTGTAATGAATGTTGTTAATTCTATAATCTAAAATCTCTTTTAAATCATAGTTTGTTAATACTATATTCTTTTGTAATATATCTGATGTATATATAGTATCAGCGGTTCTTGAAAATATATCGTTGAAGTTTATTAATTGTTTTTTACTTGAATTTGATAATATATTATATATACCAACTTTTGTTAATATATCTTTTTTGTTACTATTAGCCATTAATAATAATGCTACAAATGATAAATAATATCTACGATTTGTTTTATCTAAGTTTTTTATTATATCATTTAATTCTTGATTAGATAAATATTCATTATCTGATATGTCTTTTACATTGTCATATACTTCTACTAATAATGTATTCATTTCGTCAAATTCAGAGATTATTTTTGGTAAATCTTTATCAACATCTTTGTCAAAACTATTCCTTTGGGATAGCATTGTCTTGGTTATCGACATTTGGATCTCCATTTACATCAGGGAACGCTAACGTATTTTGTATTTCTTTTTGTTGTTCCTCTTTTTGCTTCTCTACTTTCGCCATCTCAACATCTACATCTTTTACAAAAGGTATTTGACCTAATAAAGATTGATTAGATACTAAGTTTCGTAATTGATTTACCATTTGTGCTATTTCTAAATCATTAGTTGGTAAATTTCTATTAAATATAAATTCAATTGCATCTACTGTTAATCCTTTAAGTTTGTTTTGTTTTTGTATAAATGTCAAATATGCAATTAACCTTGTACGTAATGATTCTTGAAAGAATCTTTCTTTAGTTTTAATTAATTGTTCAAAACCAAATAATTTATATTCCATTGCTGCTCCACTTGCATTACCTGAGAATTGTTCATCTGTAATGTTAGGAGTTAATGAAAATTTATGTATATCTGATTCTATTGATTTTCTTAAAACATCGGTATCTTCTTCATCTAATTGCTTAGTTAACCATTCTGCTTTTGAATCTGTATCTGGTAATACCAATATCCTGTTTTCTTTTATATTTGTTATGAATTTATTATCTTCTAAATTCGCACCTGTTAATAATAATATTGCATCAATTAATTGTTCTTTATCATTTATTCTGTCTGATTGTAAAAGATTATAAGCATCTACTAAAGATATTACATCTTGAAAATCTCCATGTAAATCTGAATTGTTTTTATATTCAATAATTGGAACTATTCCAAAGTAATGTTCTTTTGTTGATTGCCATGTATATACTTTATTACCATTTGTTTTAAATGTATATATTCTATTATCAGTCGCTACAGTTACAAATGTTGTATTATTTTTAGTTATTGGATCTGCAGAATCTACATAATATACTCCAAATAAAGGAGTTGCTTCTATTGTATTAGAATATGCAACAAATGATCTTTCTGGTAATAAACTATATGATTTTGGTATGGTTTCGTTATCGAAATCAGTAAATGAATTTATGAATTCATAACCAACTCCCGCAATACTACAATTTATAGCAACATCAATATCAACTGATTCAATATCTCCTTTTCTCATTACTTTTTTTAAATCATCTATTGATTTTTTTAATGTTATTTTGTTTGCCATATAATCTATAGGATTACCCATAAAATATCCAACAGACACTGTAGTTATATATTTAGGAAAATTATTAACTAATTTTTCATTAGCGACGTATGTATTTGACATCGTTCTATCTAATATATCATGATCGCCTAAATAATAGTTTCGTAGATTTTCTATTCTTGATTTTTCACTTGCATGGTTAAGGATTAAAGAACCAATATTTGCTGTTAACCACTTTCGGTTAATGTCTTCTTTCTTATTATCTAATATCATATTAATCCTCCCTTTATCTCAATCCCAATACTGATTTATTAAATGTTTGTATTCTCATATCGTGATCTCTAAAGTAATTTAAAGCTTGTGTCATTGAATCAACTTGGTCATCATGTGTTCCGTTTGGGAATTTACATGATTCGTTTATTATATCGTCACCAGTTGAATCGTTTGGTACATATACATTATGTGCTTCGAAGTAAGGAGTTACTGCTTGCGCTCTTGACTCTTTACTATCTCTAACGGTAATAGGTATTATACCACTTATTGTTTCAGATAATTCATTTATGATAGCATGTCCATTACTTGATTCTTCTATTAGAATACCTCTAGCGTGTGGATATATCTCTTTCATTAATAATATCTTTCTTTTTGTTTCTGTAAAACTATATCTTCCTCTTATTTGATGAATCATATAGAATTTACTTCCAACTTTACCCCATACTTGACCAAC